TTTAAAGCAGTTCCCGCACCATCTTGTTCTATTTCAAGACCAATAGTTGCATTAGCATTGGTAATCTTCATATCACCAGTTAATACTTCTGAATAATCGAATCCCCCACTACCACTTACAGTTAAATCACCTGAAATGGTAACATCGCCAGATATTGTACCGCCTTCGAGAGATACGTTTAATCTACTATTAGTAGCATCTAAAGCCGCATTTAAGGCTTCTTGAGTTGTGTGAGAAAATGCATCAACTGCATTTCCTGAAGAGTCTAGAAGAACTTTATTTAGAACTTCTTTTGAAGTATAATCGTGTAAACCCATTAGTCTACTCCTTTATTCCACCGCCACCGCTATAAAAGCATTTATATTTATCTTACTTTAAGTAAAATCGGAAGGTACTATTGCCCTAGTTCCTCCAGTTTTATCCCTTTTTCTTATGCCATACCTTGCTACGGCATCTCTGAATTTTTTCTCATGATTCATAGACACAACCATTGAAGACTGTGAAATACCTGCATCTGGGGATACACCAGCTTTATCTAAGTATAATCTATACTTAATGTAATCAACTAATGAAAGATGTAAGCTGTTATCTAAATCTATTTCATCATTAATGGTTCTAACTTTATTTGGTTCACCATAATAATGAAGTAATACTCCATCTGTGACAGCCTCAGCTATGGCTTTCCATTGCTTGCGAGCAGTAGTTCTTCCACTACCGCTACTATCAACATTAGTAATTAAAGCGAATTTATCACCTTCGATATACCATGATGCCGAACTATCTGGGTACTTAATACTACTTGCCATTATTTACTATCCGGTGTTGTCAATGCTGACTCACTTGTAGCATCCATTAATAAAATATTTTTATCTACTAGTCTTGGAATCTGAATATAGTCACCATCGCTGTCCATTAAATCTACCCTAAAAACCTTATTAGCCTCAAGCTTATTGCCACTAGAATCTTCAGCATCATCACTAATGCTATAAAACATCTGGTCTGCAACTGTGCTCATTTTAGCTTGTACTGGTTTTGTGCTATACATCCCAACTTCAACTAAGCCATCATTTAAAAGATTAATTAAATAATTTTCAGGAATATCTGGGAATACCTGACGAACCCTACTTAAAACTTGTTTTACCGATATTTTATGTACAGCCATATTATTAACCTAATGCTTGTAGACCTTTTTCATAGTCGGATTGTAATTTAGCCTGTTGTTTTTCTCTCCATTGATATTCAGCGACAAACTGTTGCATTTCACCTGATAGCGCCTGCAAACTTGCATGAGATATTTCAACATCTTCATCAGAGTGAATATAATCCCTTACTTTTTCCCAGCCTTGCGAACTAGCAGACGAAGCAGAATAAGAACCATCTTGGTCTGAATGAACTATAGAACTATCCATATTAGCCAAAACATTTTGCAATGACATTACAGCCCCATATAAAACAACAAGGTGTTCTGCTTCATTTGGAAAAGCTGTGATAGCACTGGCACTATAAGCTACTGCTGGATATGCAACCGCAGAATAAGAACAAGAACCACCAGATGGAAGGACATCTAAAGAGTTATTGTCTATAAAAAATACAGGGTCAGTAATAGTGGCATAAGCCATTTCTTCTGGGTCAGACACTCTTCCTTTTTGCTTGGCTGGTATCTTTCTACAAGGCTGATTAATATCACCATCACTTCTAAATACGTTTAATATTTTTCCAGTAACTAGCGTTTCAGCACTGCCAGATGTAAATGTATTAGACGATGCACATAATGGTAATAAATGTCCGGGCAACTGATTAATAACTTCTTTAGCACCATCTGTAAGAAATTGAGTTAATTCATCCTGAGTAGGAGCACTACTCCCATCTATTGCAAGACTTGTTAATCCTTCTACCTGTACTTCAAAAGTTGCCATTACGCACTCGCTACAAAAACTTCAACCTGAACAGCATTTGTACCAGAATCTATTATGATGCTTTCTAAATTTTTAAATGTACCATCTGTAATTAAGGTAGCCGCATCATCTTCTACGGCAATACCATCAGATGGAGTTCCCATCATAAAACTTTTACCTGCCTCTAATAAAAGTCCAGCCGTGTTATCAGCAGAGCTATCATCTTCTCCAGCATCTATTTGAAGAGATAAATTTACTGAATTACTTGAGTCTAAATTAGTCACCCTAATATATTTTACTAATTCTATATCTAATGCTCCGTCAACAACACCAGTAGTAGACGTAAACATTAATACTGTTGTATCTGTACTTGCCGGAACTGTTACAATTCTTTTAATAATATCCGTTATACTACCTATCTCTAATGTTCTTTTAGAACCATAGTTTTGATTATCAAGTATAATATCTTCTTGTATTTTAACTTTTAATGTAGCCATTAGGCATATCCCAATTTTTTATTTCTTTGTTTTATATCCTCATCTATTGTTGTAGATGAAAATTCAATATCAGTCCTCTTGCCAATTTCACTTCTCATGTAAAGATTGGTAGTGAATTTAGACTTAGATGTTTTTTTACCGCAACTACGGCAATAAAACCATTGGTCTGGGTTAGGGTTTTCACAACTGACACATTTCATATTTAATCCTTTGGATTTCGGGGTGAGCCCTTTATACGACCCACCCCACAGTTCCACACTGCTATCTTTATTTAATTAAGATTAAGCAAATGGTGTTGCCACAGTTCCTGAAGAGTATACAATCGCTTGTATTTGCCACCGATTGGTACTAATACCAACTAGCTCTACTGCTCCAGAAATACCAGTTGTCGAACCATTCATTGAGAAAACATCATCATCTGATTCGTCAGCCGCAAAAACCTTGCATTGTGCCGCTGTGCCATCATTGTCCAACATAAGGGCATAACCTTCATAAAGAGTTGATGTTGCATCACAAGTAATCGTATGATTATTACTTGTAACTGCTCCAAAAACAATCTTTATTTTAGCACCAACTGTAGGAGCTGGCAACGTAACAGCGCAACCATCAAGGTCAGTAACAAGATAGCAAAATCCATCAACGGCTGAAAAAGCCGCTGTTTTAGCTTCCATCTTATATACTGAAGGCACTTCACCATAGCTATTGCTATTTTGATTTATTATATCACTTCTCATTATGCCGCCTCTTCAAAGTTAAACAATGCATGCGTTTCGGGAAGAGAAACTTCAAGACCTGCTTCTGTAAGAATCATGTCTTTACGCAAATCTTCATCTGGCGCTTGCACGTTAGTTTCAATAGAAGTGTCACGATTAACACCATTACCAACCAGTGGTCGGTATGATACATGGTCTAAATCAACAAGACACATGAACTCAGCCGCTAATCCTCTGAAAAGTGGCTCTCTAACCATCGAAATGTCACCATGAATAGTTTCAATCTTAGTTATCTTATGACCAAAAGAACCTTGACTTCTATCAAACTGATAAGGTACTGTACTTGACATAGTATCACCTACAAAACCTACACCATCACCCAACTTGTTGAATAATGACATAACAGGTAAACTTGTCAAAGCTAACTTTGATTGAGAACCGCCACGTGCTGGGTCAAATACTACCTCAAGGTCTTTCAACAAGACATCGTAAGTAAGACTTCCAGCCGCTATTGTTTTAAGATAAGCTTGACCCTCATTGTACACTAACTGAGTATCATCCATATGTGTTTGAGATTGACCGTTAGCCATAATATGACCAGCAATACCTTCGGTGTATTGAACACCACCAACAGATGCTCGCTGACCAAATAACATAGCTCTTTCAATATCAACTTTATGTTCACGAAGTTTCATGTTCCAGATACGTTGCCACTCATCAGCATAACCACGATAAACTGTAGCACGTGCTGTATTTGACATTTCGCAAGCAGTCTTGAAGATTTGGGTATACCCATAATCATGGTCAAGTTCTTGTGAGAATACATCTGGAGCACCGCTTCCTTCGGCATAAGAAGAACCAATGACCTGAGCCTTAGCATTTGCACCAGAATCTGCATCTGAACCCGGATTAGTAAGCCATTTAATATCAATCGAAGTTGATGAATTAATAGCCTCAATACGAGCAGTTGCATGATTCGGAGCACCGCTTTCACCAGCGTCAGACTGAACAGCAATTACCATACCCTTAACAAGCCAGCTTTGAGCCGCTGATAAAGTTGCAGTAACTATTGCACCTGCTGATACTGCCGCTAGGTTTGTTGAGATAACAAAACTACGGTCAGTCCAAGAGATTTTACTTCTATTTTCTAGGAAACGGAACTGTGAATCTGTAGTTGGAACTTTTCCAACTTTAGACAAGTATACAAAGAAAGGAGACTCGTCAGGAGATAACTCAGCAACCCTGTCACCAAAGTCGTATAATCTACGAGAACCCTTGGTTAAGGATAGGTCTGTGTTAGTACCCGGAGTACCTACTTTAACTTGTCCGGAATTATAGTTTGCCATAATTCGTTCCTTTTATTTAGTTATAAAACGTTATTTCTACCTCCCGCTTTCAACACAGAATCCCACATTCTATCAGCTTCATTTTTTGTTTTAGCTGGTTGTCCTTGTAGAACTCCGGCAGAGCGAGGAGCGTCTTGTGCGGCTCTCACCGCATCTACGGTATCAGTATTTGTTTGACCAACCCCACTGACATCACGATACAATTTCACAAGATTATTAATTCCAACGGCTTCCTTAGGCTGTGTAGTGAACTCAATAAATCCCTTAATCTCATCATCTGACATTTTATAGTTATTTCTTAGTTCATTCACGGTATTATTCAAATGCATTTCTGTCTGCATCTGAGCCTGTTGTTTAGCCATTTTCTTAGATACTACTTCATTTGCCATGTTTTCAATTTTACTTTTAACATACTGGCTGGAAGCAGAATTATCTTCTGTAAATGCATCCCAAGGGTTGAACTCGTCTTTGCCTATACCGGGCGATGATTCTTGTTTACCTTGCGGTTGAGAAATGCCATCTTGTAATGTTTTAACTAAATCAGGTCTCGACTCCAGAAGATTTACCAAAGGCTCATACTTTTTCAAATCCTGTAATTCCGCTTGTGAACGGTCATACATAGATTGAAATTTCCTAGACTCTGACTCTTCTTCTAAAATCGGGGCTTCATTAGCGACATCGGCAACCTGTTCTCCAGATTGCTCAAACATGGCTTGCTCCGCAGATAGACTTTCATCTCCATACGCTGTAGCTTCGACATTCGCCTCATTTTGTTCAAAAGATTCCATTTTTTACTCCTTTAAGATGTCTCTAAGCTTTTAGAGCAGAACCAGTTGCCTTATCAGCCTCACGGTTGATACGGTTCGCCAATTTCTCTACTTCGAGCTTCACCTCAGTTTCAAGTTTATTACGTTGTACTCTTCTATCCGCTTTAGAATCGGAATTAACTCCTGAAAGTCGTGATTTAAATTTCTCAACTTCCACTCGTTTCCTATCCTGTACGGATTCTCTTTGGGCTGTTTGCAAGTCTCCCTGCAAATTCTTTAACTGACCTTCAAGGGATTGAATTTGTTGCGTCATTTGTTGTTTTTCATCTGTTCGTCTCATAATACCCTCTTTATCAAAAATCTCTGGATTCTTTTTCAGAACCTCATATCTATCAACAATACCTAATTGAAACGCTTCTAAATATACACTAAGCTC